AGATCGCTACATGTGGTTCCCGGTGGATACGTTGGACTGCCAATACTGCCCGTGGTACTCGCCCACCCCGAAGGGTCCGTTGCAATGCAAGGGCGACGGATCGTGAGCCGCCACTTCCGGTGCGCCGTCTGCGGCCTGACCTATCACACCGACACCACCGAGGCTGAGATGAACCGTGAACTCCTGAACTCCGGCATGACCAGCGGCGCTGCGCTGCTGAGTGCGTGCGACACCTGCTACGAGCAGGCCATGAACTTCTCGCGGCGAGAGCCGTGAGTAGGTGTTGCACTTCGCAACACAGCCCACCACAACAATCACAACTCACAGATTGGAATCTCGATTCAATGACAACTCTTGGTGGATTCTTCGGCGGCGGCAAGGGCATCACCTGGCCGGACCAGCCCCCGAAAACGATCACCGGAACCATCACCGCCGTGCACCCGCCCGAGCCGGTGAACGACCCGAAGACGGGTCTGCCGACCGAGCGGATGCAGGTTCGCATCGAACTGGAGACGACCGAGCGCGATCCCGAATCGTCGTTCGACGACGGTGCCCGCACCTTGTACGTCAAGAGCTACATGCGGAGCGCGATCGGTGATGCGCTGCGTCGGGCCGGTGCCAAGGAGCCGCAGGTCGGCGGCACCTTGACGGTGACGTTCGTCAGGACCGAACCGGCTGACCGTCCGGGGCTGTCCCCGTCCAAGCACTTCGAGGCTGTCTACGCGCCGCCGCCCAGCGGGGTTGCGCAGCACTTCGGGACGGCAACGGCACCCGCCGCACCCGCCGCGCCCGCAGGACCGGCGCCGGTGAAACCGGCGGCAATCTCGGATGTCGCCTGGGCGGCGATGGATGACGCGACGAAGGCAACCGTTTCGGCCACGATGGCTTCAGCGGCAGCGCCCTTCTAGCTCGCCCCAGGCCGGTGCCCAACCGGCAGCGTCCCTGTCGCTGCCGGTTGGGCACCTTCGTCCCCGCCGAAAGGGAGTTGAGCTTTGGCTCTGGATGTCACGAAAACGAAGAAGGTCACCTTCAGCACCGGCCTGCCCCGCGGGGCGTGCGCCACTTTCACCCACGACGGCCAGATGTGGTTCGCCTACCCGGCCGAAAAGGTTCAGGGTTTGGGCGTCGTCATGGACCGCATGGTCGGAACTATTGAACGGCTTCACACCGGAGTCATCGACTGGATCAATCGGCATCCCGAGGATGCCGTCCATGTGATGCTGCTGATTCGCAGCGTCGCCACCACACAACAGCTGGCTCTGGACAAAGCGAGGGCCTGGACATGGAAGGGAGCGGATAGTGAAGATTGCACTCCGGAGGCGGAGGAAGACGGCGGAGCAGACTCCTGAGAGCATCATTCTTGCCGGATTGCGGCAGGCCCACGTCATGTACCCGACTCTGATGATGCCCAGTGCCATCATCAGTTCACTCAAGGACGCCGGGTTCACGATCATCTCCGATGCTGACCTCGACGCTGAGATCGCCCTGGCCTTCCAGGCCGGCGAAGAGAGCGAGAGGGATCGTTGATGCTGCCCGACACCGCGAGCATCGGTTACGCCGCCGCCGCCGAGACGTACTGGGAGAAGGGCTGGCGAGGTGTTCTGCCGCTCAAGCGCGGTTCCAAGTGGCCGCCGCCGCGGGGCTTCACCGGCTACGACGGCGCAGAGCCGTCCTACGCCGACATCCTTCAGTGGGCCGAACTGTATCCCGACGGCAACGTGTGCCTGCGGCTGCCGGATGGTGTGATCGGCATCGACGTCGATGCTTACGGCGCCAAGACCGGAGCAGCGGCGTTCGCCGAGGCGGTGAAGCGGTGGGGTCCTCTGCCTGATGGTCCTCAGTCTTCCAGTCGTGACGGCGATCTGGTGTCGGGGTTGCGCTTGTTCCGTGTACCCCCGAACACTCTTCTTGAAACAGTCATCGTGTTCCCCGAGATGTCCATCGGCGACATCGAGGTCATTCAGCGGCATCACCGCTATGTGGTGTGCTGGCCGTCGCTGCACCCCGAGGGTCGCGACTACTGGTGGCGCAACTCGCAGGGCCAGCTTCTTGGTGTGCCTGCCCTGGATGACATTCCGTGGCTGCCCGAGCCGTGGATCAACGGGCTGAAGCTCACCCCGAAGTCACTCGACATCTCCGCTGAGTTCGACACCCGCCAGGCGTTGACCGCCGGGGAGCCGTCGCCGCTGGTGCAGGCACGACTCGCTGAGGCGATCAAGGAGATGAACCTGCCGGGGATGTCCCGGCATGACACCTGCCTGCGTCACGTCATGGCGATTCTGCGCTTGGGCGCGGAGGGCCAGCCGGGTGTGGAGTCGGCGCTGTCGCTGCTGCGGGAAGTGTTCATCGCCGTGCTGGCCGATCCGTCGCGTGGCGATACCCGGCCACGCGACGTGGCGTTCTCGGAGTTCAACCGGATGGTCAGCAACGGCAATGTGGCGAGGGAGCTTTCCCAGCCGGGGATTCTGGACTGGTTCCGTCAGATGTTGGAGTCGGGCGGCGGTGACCCCAACGCCCAATTTGCCAACGCTGATGAACGGGCTGATAGCGCGGAGGTCACCGCCTCCGAGTCAGATGATACCGATGCCCCGCGCCCTGGCCCGGTCGGTGAGCTTGAGGTCATTGAGCAGGACTTCTGGTCGGCGCGGGAGTCCCACCAGATCATCTACCAGGCTGCGCTGGCCCGCATGGGTGCGCCGTGGGCGGTGTTCGCCGCGTGCGTCGCCCGTGTTCTCGCGTTGGTTCCGCCGACGGTTACTTTGCCGCCCATCATCGGCAGCCGTGGGTCGCTCAACTGGTTCGGCGTGGTGGTCGCTCAGTCGGGCGGCGGCAAGGGCACCGCGATGTCGGCGGCTTCGGCGTTGGTGACCGGCAATGTCGATGTTCGGCCGATCGGTTCGGGCGAGGGGATGGTCGAGTGCTACAACCGCAAGGGCGATGACCCGGATGCGTATGTCACGTCGCTGATGTTCGACGTTCCTGAGATCGACGCGCTGGGAGCGATGGCCGACAGGTCTGGTCAGACCACTTCGATTGTTCTCCGCAACGGATTCTCCGGTGAGCGGCTGGGCTTCACCTACCGGGGCCGGTCCAGCGCCCCGGTGGAGGCGCACACCTATCGGATGACGCTGCTGGTCGGGGCGCAACCTTCGCGCGCTGGCGCGCTGCTCGAGGATGGCGGCGGCGGCACGCTGCAGCGGCTGATGTGGTTTCCTGGCATGGACCGCCGGGTGACTGCCGAGGTGACGCCATATCCGGTGGACGGCCTGGGTATGGACCGCACGCTCAACGGTTTGCTTCCGCGTCAGTGGGAGATGTCCAACGCCGCCGGTGCGGTCACGGTGCCGCCGGAGTTGGAGTCGGAGATTCGTGAGGCGCGTGCAGCGTTCATGCGAAACGAGGTCGACGGCGTGCGGGGTCACGCCCTGTATGCGCAGGAGAAGGTGGCGTTCGCGCTGGCATACATGGATGGGCGTCTTGAGATTGACTCCGAGGATTGGCGGCTGGCGAAGATCGTGGGCGCGGTGTCGGACTGGACGTTGGGCCGGGTGTCGGAGGCTTATCAGGAGTCAAGGCTGAACGAGTTCAGGGACCGCGGTGTGCTGAAAGGCGCGGAGTATGCCGCTGCGGAGCGCAGCAAGGTCGCTGAGCAGATGACTGCCGCCGACCGGGTGCTGCGGAACCTTCTCCGCAGGGTTGACAAGGCCGGGCCGGGCGGCGTCACGAACGGCGAGCTTGTCAGTTCGATCCACTCCCGGGATCGTTCGCTGGTGAAGGGCGCGTTGGACTACGCCACCAGCCAGGGCGTTCTCGTCATGGACGAGAAAACGAAAATCTGGACTAGGCCTTAACCAGGGCTTTCGACCGGAGCCGTACACGGGCGGCGCGCCTGTGTACGGCTTCGCGTTGCGTCTTCCAGGGCAGCCACACCCCGGCATAAAAGCCGCCGGCCGCTTCGGTTAGTGCGTACCGGGCGCATGACAGCAGCAGTGGGCATTCGGCACAGATTGCGGACATCTCGGTGAACGCCTGCTTCGTCGGTGCGTGGTCGGCTGTCCACGGTAGGTGTTGCGCTTCGCAACACTTGGCACCGTCCCATCTATTACTCGCCATACCGGCATCATAAACAGTTATGACCTTTGACATCTTGATCGCCATGCCGCTAATTTTGATGCCGTGGCCGACAAAAGAATCGCCGGGTTAATCGCAAAAGGCTTACGCGAAGGACTCTCGCGGCCGGGTCAGCCCGACGCCGCCAGGATTCTGCTGCCGCAGTTCCGAACGGCGGGGATGCCGAAAGAGATGGCTGAGCTTGCCGACGAAACGGCTACCCTTCTGGGAGAGGCTATTGCCGGTCTCATCGAAACCGAGGGCGGGGTTGAGATGATCGCCAAGAACGACATTGCCCAGCTGCGGGAAGAGGCGAACAGCGCCGATTCCGCCCGTCGGGTCGTTCCCATTCACTGCCGGTGCGACGTGAATCGTTCCCGTCCGCTGGCGATCCTCACCGTTACCGACGCACCGGCGATCATTATCGACGGAGGGCAGCTGATCGGGAATCTTGCTGCGCTTTCCCCCGAATGTCCGCACGAAAGGATTGCGCGTTGAACGCTCGCGTTCGTGTGATTGTCGATGGGTACATCGTCTTCGACGACTACCTTGACGAGTGGAAGTTCACCCCGCCTGACTACTTCAAGGACATGCTCAACAAAGATGCCAAGCCGGAGCCGTGGCTTAAGGCCATCATGATTGTCATGGCCGACGCGGCGTTGACGGGCGGAAGTGTCAGCATCGACGCGACCACCGGGGAATCGTCCTGGTCGATTCAAGTGCGGGATCTCAATTGATGAGCCGCTTGACGTGCGCCGTGTGCGGGTCGAGTGACGTCACCAAAACGGCAGAAACCGAGAGTGGGCTGGTTGCGTTGTGCGACTTCCACTACTCGTTTGTTCTCGATGAGGCAAAGAAGGTGGAGGCCAGCGAAAACGCCGCCCGGCGAATGAAGGCAAGGGAGGTGGGATCGTGAAACGCAGGCAGCCCTACCGCCGCGGCCAACTCACCAGCTACCGCTGGCAGAAGCTGCGCCTCCAGGTCATCAAGGAAGAGCCGGTGTGTCGGCTGCGGCTGTCGTGCTGCGCCCGGTGGTCCACTACCGCCGACCACATTATTCCGGTCAGTCACCGCCCCGACCTCAAGTACATGCGGGGCAACCTGCGCGGCAGTTGTCAGCCGTGCAACCTGCGCCGGAAGAACCGGCCGCTGTCGGAGGTTCGTGCTGAGGACAAGTTATTGCGTAAGCCTGCGCTGGCCCCACCAGCTGCGCTGGGGTTCTTCAGTTGAAAGGGTTGATGATGAGCGTGTCGGCTGCCGCTGCCAGTGGCGATGAACTGAAGCTGCTGTACGCCATTCGGGATCGGCTGGCTGAGGCCATCGAAGACTGCCCGATGCGCGATCTGTCTCCGCTGACCAGGCGTCTGCAGGACACGGTGAAGGAAATCCGTGACCTGGAAGAGCGTCAGAAGAAGGAAGGCGGTGAGTCTGTTGGCATCGGCAAAGCGTCCCGCGAGAAGTGGGACCCCGCCGAAGACCTCTGAGGATCGTGCCGACGAGAACCGCGCCGACCGGAAGCTGTCTGAGGTTGCCAGGAAGCTGGTCATTCCAGCGGGGATCACCGGGTCGTACTGGCCCGCCGTCCGCTCAACCTGCGACGAACGGCTGGGTATTTCACTGGATCGCTGGCAGGACGGTATCGCCGGTCTGCTGCTAGCCCACCGTGAGGACGGCGTGATCGCACATACCGTCGGCGGGTTCGGCATGAGTCTGCCCCGCCAGGTCGGCAAGACCTTCACGTTGACTGCGGTGATGTTCGGGATGGCGGTGGAGTTCCCCGGCCTGCTGGGTATCTGGACGTCCCATCATGTGAAGACGAACAGCGAGTCGTTTCAGGCGGTGCAGGCCTTCTGTAAGCGGGAGAAGGTCAAGCCGTTCATCAAGAAGGTGATCCTGGGTTCCGGCGACGAGGCAGTCGAGTTCGTCAACGGTTCGCGCATTCTGTTCGGCGCGCGTGAACGGGGGTTTGGTCGAGGCATCCCCGGCGTGGACATGCTGATGTCGGACGAAGCGCAGATCCTTTCGCAGCGCGCCATGCAGGACATGCTCGCCACGCTGAACACGTCACGCTTAGGTTTGCACACCTATGTGGGTACGCCGCCGAAGCCGTCGGACAACTCTGAGATGTTCTCCGTGATGCGTCGCGAGGCTTGGTCCGGTGAGGCCACTGACCTTGCATGGGTGGAGTGCGGCGCTGACGAGGGCGCCGAGATTGACGACACCGATCAGTGGATGAAAGCCAACCCGTCGTGCCCGCACCGGACCCCGGTGGTGTCCATCCAGCGGTTGCGCCGCCGCCTCGATGACAGCGGCTTTCAGCGTGAGGCGTTGGGCATCTGGGATTCCGAAGAGGCCAGTGCGTTCGACTTGGCGGCGTGGAGCGACCTTGCTGATCGTGGCGCAGATACCCCGTCGAGTGCGGCGGTGGTCATCGACATGAGTCCTGATCGCCGGCACTGCTGGATCGGGGTGGCCGGTGAGGTTGA